CCTCGGGATACCGAGTCCAAAAGGCCCCTTTGCAACGATTAAACAAGTAGCAAGGTACAACCAAGCTCACTTGAGTTTGGCCTATGAGGGTGCGAACCCCATAGACCTCGCTGCAAAAGTAATCTTGCAAGGGCTCCCGTGGTTACGAGAGAATCCTCAACAAGATTTTCTTGGACCCGCGAGACCACCTTCCGAAGGCTGAGATCATTAGGGGCAGTTGGTAGCTGCTTCTGATGACCACACCCGTGAAGGATACTGAGACCCAAACCAGGAGAGCACGACAGCTCGCGCACCTCTCGGGTTAACGTGGTAAGCGTCAACCGAAGAGGGTTGATTGCTGTCACCGGACACCCTAGACTGCCCAGGCCTAGCCTGGCAGCGCAAAGAGCCCCACACCTCGAGGAAGCATGTACACCGTAGGACCAGTTGGTAACTGGGCTTTACGGAGTACACGCACTCGAGATGGAGTTGTGTTCACCTGAGATGGAACCTCTACTATCTTGACCGGGGGCTCTCACTTGCCAGAGACGAGTTCACGACTTACGTCGAGACACGCTTTGACAAGCATAGAGTCGGCCAAGGAAAGTGAGTGGCTCGCTCTCATAGTGAACACCCCTTTACTCACAAAGTACTTCGAGAGACCCATATTTAAATATGTGTCCTCTGGTACCCGTTTGTAAAGATCCTCGTCATCCGGCCCAATGGCCTGAAACTGACTAGAGCGGGCGGTTGTTAGGAACACAGCTTTTCCAAGCTTGTTCCGCAACACATCCGCGCTAGCCAGGATCATTCCGTTGAGAACGGTAACGAGTGGGTGATTCCCTCTGAGCGCAGCTCGGTAGGACTGAACATCCAAGGTCGGGAACTTCTTGAGGAATGTACCGGTTAGTTTTGCACTAACCGAGTAAGCATCCCTCTGGAAGCGCCCCAAGTCCCGTTCGACGAGCCGTTTCGCAGCCTCTATACGGACGAGCCTAAACAGCTCATTCATATCAGAGTTGACGACGGATAACCGTGTCAATTGCTGCGAGACAGGGATACCGAAGAACTCCTCTACTCGGTTTCCGAGCAGGGTGTGATCTCCCGTATCCTTGGCTTTCGCCAACGCGTCGAACACCATATATAACTTAATGACTCGCTCTGCTTGCGCAGGCTTGCCAAAGAGTTTGTATATGGCGCGGACTAGTTCCGGGTGCTGACCTATGTCTAGGTTCCAGCCATGGCTCTGTTGCGTAGAAAGGTAGTTGTGCAGAAGGGAATATCTCTTCCACACAGCGAACAATCCAGCAACACTAAACCCTGTTACCTCCGACCCTTTATGAAACCACCTCTTGGCGAATTCAAAAGTGTCATTAGACACGTGAGTCTTCGCTTCAGAGATGGGCATATCGAGTTGGGATAACAGAGCTTTGTATTGCTCCGCAACATTAGCGTTGGCTATGACTATATCATCACCTAGGATTATGTACTGTGTGAAGTGCGGTTTACCCGCACGAAGCGCAGCCACTCTCACTAGGAGATGATGAGTCAAAGCCATTGCTGGCCATGACGAGTACGCGCCCATAGGCTGCCCTGCAGCGTAACTAACTGCAGGACTGTCTTTGGACATGTACTCATACCCAACAAGGATGTGTGCCCACGCACTCGCTTTCTCTACTCCAAACATCCGTTCCATTATGCGTCGCTGTAAAGCGATTGGCATACGGTCGGTTGCATTGGAGAGATCGAGTGAGTACAGCGGACTAAGGGAGGCGATCCACGTGAATGCGCCTTGATCAAAGGTGCAGTCCACTTTTCCTAACTTACGTAGAGTCCTGTTAAGGATATCATGGTAAGGTCGGAGAGCGGTCTGTGACCAATAGTCAAGAATCGCAATCACGCGGGTCTTACCTTCCTTATCACCGAAGTAGGACAACTTCCTAAAAGACTGAGTCTTAGGTGGAAAGAGCGTGGCCCATATTCCTGCTAAGCTCAGATCGCCGAAACGGCCAACAGTCAAGAGGTCAATCACTCGGCCCAGCTTGTCTCCCCCCAGTACTCGAATACTATCGAGTAACTGTTGAGGGAGCAAGGTAAGCTCTGTGACAGACGTCAAGATTGCTTGTCCCAACGGTCCTGACTTAGTGGACATATGGAACTGCGTTCAGTTCACTTTGGTCGGTCTTATGCCCAATTGTCGAGCCGCGTGGTTGAACTCCTTCTCCGTTATGGAGTCGAAGCCAGCCCACGGCGAGATAATCGGGGTGATGTCCAACTTAGGAGGGAGTTTAACTCCCCTCAAAGACACTAAAAGTGTCATGAGGAGGCGTACTCCGTCTTGGGTGGATATCAGCTCCTTCTGAGAGGATAACCAGACAGGTCATCCTTTCTCCAGAGCCACAAGATCAACCACATCTAGCGGGTGCCCGGTGATATAGCGAGTCACAGCAAGTCGTGAGTTCTTCACGTACTTAACTGTAAAAGCTATACCCCGTTCATCCGCTAGACGCAAGACGGTCTTGAAGTAGTTGTCTACCAAGTGCCCTTTATCTGATAACAGCTGCGGAAGGTAGAATGTTAAGATTAACGTGCTTAACAACAC